TAACGCAAATATCCACACCGCCTTGGCTTGAGTAAACCTTGGTCACATGGATGTTGACAATCTGAGAATCGTCTTTGTAAACCACCCCATTTAGCCCATCTTCCACGCTTTTTAGGATATTTGAGGCATCTGGCTTCTTTAAAGGTTGCTCAGAGCCGTTTAAACAGGCTTCAGTGCGCTTTTTGGAGTACGATTTAGGGATTGGCATTCGGATGTATAAATAAAGCGTTACAGGCGTTTCTAGTGGCTCTGATGTTCCCATCGCCTTAATTCCCGCTTCCTTGATCAATGCCTCATAGTTTCGGGTTTTGTCGGGTGTGTAGGTTTGGACAAAGTTCCCTCGCTTGGCATACCTTGCTCGTTGCTTTCCTACGGGGTCGCCATCCACGCTAAATGTGGTCATAAAGGTCATTTTTTGTCTTTCTGGTCGTTCATGCGTTTGCGTAGGTCATCAGCGGCTGCTTGGCCACGCTTTTTGGCAATGTCCGCTAGTGTCTGTTGCCACCAGTACTGGGCTTCTCCCCTGCCCTCCTCCAGCGCTTTCTTGCGGTAACGTTTGATCCATTCCACAGCTTCCGTGTTCCTCATAATCTCCCGTAAGTTCAAGCGCTCTTGTGATGACAAAGTGGCTAAATTGTTGGCCTTCTCTGACCCGATCAAGAATTCTGTTTGCTTCATGGTGTGTCATTTTGCATATTGCTTTTTTAATGCTGCCAATTTTGCCAATGCTTCTGACTTGACACGATCACTTTCAATCTTTTCGTGAATCGTCATCTTCCGTTCAATTTGGGGTAATGGCTTGACGGGAATTTCTGGGCCTTGGTTGCACAAGTTTCTAAACTTAATTGCGCTTGGCACAAATTCTTCATTCAGTTTGGCAATCGCAAAGTCCATGCTTGGGCGGTAAGTTAAAAATCGACCAATCTGCCCTTTCCATTCCTGGCGAACAAACTCAGGGTCAAGGCCATCAAAATGACGATTAAATGGTGCGCCATAAATTGCCATCATGCGACCAAAAATGTAATCAAGACCTTGGTCTTGGGTGCAAAAATCACTCTCCAAGTAATTTGACATTGCTGCCTCCTCCTATAAGTCCACGGGTAAGCCCAGAAATTACCCTTTGATTCATTTGACCAGTCTTGCTTAAACCTTTTTCATCAGGCTTTAGCCAGTCAGCTTGCAAGCCTTGTGAACCTCTGGCGCACCAAACACTCAGGAAATCGCTAAACGCCATGTTTGCTTTGGCGGCTTCTTTTCTTGCGCTGTTCACCACGGTTTCAGTCACAGGGGCTTTTTTGGCTTTGCGTAGCTGTTTCCAGTCATCCCAAATTTGTTGGTCAACATCGTGAGGGCAAGCAACGACAGTTGCTATCTCTCTTTTTGGTTTATGGTTATTGGTTATTGGTTCTTGGTTTATGGTTGCTATTGGGGTAGCATTAGGGGGGCTATTAGCCTCCCCATGAGGGGGTGTTCCCCACCTTTTAGCCGCCCCACGTTTGCCAGCTTCTGCAAACTCTTTGTATTGCTTAATTTCTTTGTCGGCTCTAGGGTTTACAAAACCTTCAGCCGTAGATATAAAAAATTCGTTTAGCACCGTCATGACATCTTCTTCATGCTCGCGCATACCAATCTGGCGAGCAATGTCACGGTGTTTTATTGGGTTTTCATGTAGAAAATAAAAATCAAGCAAACGTCTGTAAGCTAAATCTTCTAACAATGAAAGATGGTGCGTGTGACTTTTATAGTCACCTATGTGAAACTGGTAATAGTGCATAACTCGCCTTTTCACCCCCTTAAAAGAAACTGCGGCAGGAGAGGGAGGAACTCTTTTCGGAACGGGGATCAATCCATTCCTAGCCGTGTTTCAAACAATCTTACTCGACAAACCATTCTGGGCGCAACAGCTTTAATTGCCACACCCTTGCTTTTGGCACAGTTTTCCATTGGGAAACAGCAGCTTGGCTAATTTCCAACAGTTTGGCAAGCTCACATTGTGAGCCAGCTAGTGCAATAAACTTATTTTTGTCCATAAGTTTAATTATATACACATTTGCAAAAAAGCAACATTAGGGTTTATCCCTGCAAAATAATTGTTGACCTACACATAAGTTAGGTTATAATTTACCCATGCCCTGAACTTCTCGGGGTCTATTTAGGAGAAAGTTAGATGACACGCTCAATACTCAAATCAGCAATGGCAATTGATGAACTGGCTAACACGCTTCAACAAATTGCTCAAGACGACAAAAAACAAGTCACCGATTACACAGATGCAGAAATCGTGCATGAAGCTAAATATGTTCTTAGCTGTTTTCACGAAGATGGTCATTTGAATCACGAAGATTACATTGGTGAGAATGGCCCTGAACAACGCAAGTGGGCTGTTAGCCAAGTTCGTAAGTTAAACACATTCATCAAAAAGTTTGCTTGAGGAGTTGCCATGATTGACTACAAACTCCGTTACTACTTTGATGAATACGTCACATATGACGATGGCGAGACTTTAGACAAAGTGCGTGTGGGTTACGACTATTACCCACCAGAAATTAATATGCCACATGACCACAACACAGCGGAAATCTACGATGTGTTTGTGTATGACCAACGCGGTGACGATATCACCTACGACCTTGACAAAGAAAACACAGACCACCTTATGTCTGAAGTCAAGATTCACCACGCTCGTATGTTGAAAGAACAAAATGAAATCTAAGATTATTCAAACCCTTGTTGAGTGGACTTTGGCCATCGTCATCTTTGGCGGTTGGGGTGTTTTACTGGCTTGGAGAGGTTAATTATGTATTTACACACACAAGGCCCTTGGAGGCTACAAGACACGCGCCATTGTTCAACAAATGCTTGGGTGATTCATGTCCGCAAGCCTGGAGTTAATAAAGTAACAGTTGCCAACATACCTCACAAAGCCACAATTGACCAAGACGAGGCCAAACATAACGCTAGGCTAATTGCCGCATCTCCAGAAATGTTTGACTTACTGGTGCGTTTTGTTGGTTGGTATTCCAATAAAGACCTTAAAGACTTTAATTTGGTTTTGCCTATACAAAATCAGCCGCCAGAGATTCAAGATGCCATGCACTTGTTAGACAGAATAACTGGTGAACAATCCATTACTCTTGGAGGTCAACCATGATTAACCAACTGAAAGATTATTTCCGTTTGCCATCACCCAAAGAGTTGGCAGCCAAAGAACTTGAGAGCGCCCAACGCAAGCTATTAGAGGCTCTCAGCGCTCAAGAATATGCCAAGCGCATGGCTGACTACCACTCCGACCGAATCAAACGCCTCACGGCCTATTTAAAGGAAGAATAATGACTGTCGCTAATTTACTCACTCTTAATGTCAACGACCACACAGAAAAAAAAGCCAACCTGACATATTTGTCTTGGGCATGGGCATGGGCTGAAGCACTCAAAGCCGACCCCAAAGCCGTGTTCAAGGTTGAAATGTTTGGTGACAAATGCTTCATGGACATTAACGGCACTGCAATGGTCTGGGTCACAGTCACCATGTTTGACAAGCCAATGACTTGCCAGTTGCCTGTGATGGATCACCGCAACAAAGCCATCGTGAACCCTGATGCTTTCCAAGTCAACACGGCCATCATGCGTTGCATGACCAAAGCACTCAGCTTGCATGGCCTTGGCCTTTATATCTACGCTGGTGAAGATTTGCCTGATGGTGCAGAGCCTGAATCAACCATTGACCCAGACAGCATGACAGACTTGTTTAAAGCTATTAAGAACGCCACCACACAGGATGAACTTAAAGTAGCCTACAAAGTTGCATACGCTGCTTGTGATGGTGACAAAGCCTGGCAGATTAAAGTCATCCAAGCCAAAGACATTGCAAAGGCAAAACTGTAATGTGGCCATTTCCACCATTTCCCAACCCCAAGGACAAGGGCTACAAACGCCCTAAGTTCAACCCTGACAACTATGAGGATGCACCACTATGATTGAAACAATGGATCAACGCTCAGACGAATGGTTTGCCATTCGCATTGGTAAGGTCACCGCATCTCGTGTGGCTGATGTGCTTGCCAAAACCAAGTCAGGTTACTCAACCAGTCGTGACAATTACATGGCTCAACTCGTGTGCGAACGCTTGACTGGCCAAAAAGCAGAGGGCTTTACAAACGCTGCCATGCAACATGGCACAGAGACAGAGCCACTTGCCAGAGCCGCTTATGAGGCGCTTAAAGACGTTTTAGTTGATGAAGTGGGGTTTGTGCCTCACCCAACAATTCAAATGGCTGGTGCGTCTCCTGATGGGCTTGTTGGGGATGATGGACTGCTTGAGATCAAATGCCCCAACACGGCCACGCACATTGACACGCTTTTGTCTGAGACTGTGCCGACAAAATACTACACCCAGATGCAATTTCAACTTGCTTGTACGGGTCGGAAATGGTGTGACTTTGTGTCTTTTGACAATCGTCTGCCAGAGGAACTTCAATTGTTTATTAAG